TTAAGCGGAATAGCAGCATATAGTTCATTAAAAATATTGTCTACAATATAATCGTCTTTGTAGAACTTAATAGTTTCAGCTGCCGGACTTAATGTAATAACACTGTTTTCTTGCCAGTTTTGTGTAGTCCAGAACAAAAAGTCTTTCATACTCATACGCCAGTTTTGTACTGTTTCTACTTCAGGACTAAATGTTTCAAATATAAATCCAGAAGTAGTTAAGTATTTTTCATAGCCTGCAATAAAATCAATAACTTCTTGTATTGTAGTATATGTTGTGCCATAATCTACATAACTTAAATAATTGTTAAATTCTCTAGAAATTATTGCACTCACACCGCCAACTGTCGGTACTTCTTTAATGCTAACATATAACGTTGCATCAAACGTTAATCCAGAAACGTGGTCTGTTAATACTCTATAAAATCTTCCTTGGTATCTAACTAGATTTCCAGAAACATATGTTTTTTCTGCATCCCAGTCGACATAATTTTCACTTGCGCCGCCTTCTCTAATAGTATTATCAGTTGAGGACTTGATTGGTTTATAAACATTAAACACTGGATTAAACTTATCGTAACCTCTAACAACGAACCCAGTTGCTAGTTTTTCAATAATTACTCCACTATAGGTAACTACTTCAAATGCTGTACTTTTGTTTAAGAATAATTTATAGTTTTCGGTAGGAACAAATACATTATCTTGATTATAAGGACTTCTGCTGTCTAATAATAGGTTAAATTTATTTTTATTTGTAAATCCGCCAACTCTTAATCCAAGTTTGTTATCAATAGATTTAATTGCATCTTGATATTGTGCATATGATGTGTTTATATCATTTTGTATTAGGTTAGCTACAAAGTTAACTAGGCCTGCAGTTTGTATTCTATTAGAAGAAGACAAACTGTTTGGAAATACTAGGCGTGTAGTTGTTATAGCAGTATTTGTGTCACCGTAGACTAACTGGCCTGCAAAGTTTCTAGATACTCTACTTCTATCAAATCCAATTCCAAAGATATGTGCAGGACGATTAACAACTAAACTTTTAATTAGTGCAAACGGATAGTCGCTGCTTTTCCTCCAGGCAGCTTCTGTTGGAGCATAATCACCAAATTTAAATCTTGACTTAATAAGTGAGTTACTATAATTTCTAATGTAACCACTGTTTAACGGTGTTTGTATTCTGCCTTGCTCGTCTGCAGGTGGAAAACTTGCAAGACCCGGCCTTGCATATTTTAATCTATATTCTACTGGCTTTCCTGGCTCTCTAACAATACCTGCTTCTAGATCTTTCCACATAGGAAGATTGTTGCCGGTATAGGGCCTAGGTCCGTATACTTCTGTCCACCAATTTGGCTCAATAGTAAAACCTAAAATTTCCCAAGGATGACTGTGTGGACGATCTGTGTCGTAAGCATCTTTGTATATACCTCTCCAGAATCCATTTAATGATTTTAAACTAGGAGAGTTGCTTGCATAGTAATTAAATGTGAACGGATCACTACTACTAAAGAAACTGTTGTAATCTGTATAATCTGGATTACCGACAAAATCTAACCAACTAATAAAATCATCGATGTAAACATTATCAATTTGTTGCTGAGTAAATTTTGTTGTTCTAAATTCGCCGCCAATATAATCATGTATATTAAAGATAGTTTCGTCATACGCAACTTTAATATTATTATAGATGCGCATTTCTAATTCTATTAAAAGGTCGTCTCTAAAATCATTATAAGCCACACGCAAACTTCCATCGTGGCCTTGTACTACAGTGGTAGGTTCTCTGTATGTATTGTCAACATAAATTTCAGGAACATAAGCAGGATAAAGTCCTAATTTACTCGGAGTAGGCGGAATATAACACCCATCAGTATTTTCGTATTCGCAGATACTAATTACATCGTTATATGCTACTTCATAGGAACTAACTAGTACAATAAATCCGTCATTATTAAATGTATAGTCTCTTCTAAATGCTAATTGTCTATTGTTATGATATACATTTACAGCTCTGATACTTAATTTATCTAGGTTAAATATTTTAGTTAAAGGATAAAATCTATTATTTGTATCAAATACTTTGTGCTCTATTGTTTTACCAGATGAAAAACCAATCATATCACTAAAATAAAATGGCATAGAACTATTTCGTTGATTAGTAATTTTTTGTAGTACTAGATCAACATGGTCTTTAGCAAGGCCGTCATACCCAAGCGTGTTTGCTACATCTAAAAATTCTCTTTTAAACTTACTGTATTCTCTTTTATTAAATTCTATTGCTGTAACAATGTTTGCTTTTTCATCGTTTAGGTGAAAGTTAGCTAAATTTAACGGAGCACTGTGTTTTATAAATTTAGTACCAAATTTTGCAATCTTACCAAAGTCTCTTAAATCGCTTGATCCCGGAAATTGACCGTTTATGTTTTCTAGTTCTTCAATCACTGTGCGAACATGATCAGTAAATTCACCGAATGTAAATCCTTTAATATTTTCATTGTTAGGATTGTTTTGTAAATTTAATGGAAGTTCGTAGTATCCGTTATTATTTTTAGGCGATGCGCTGTGGGTCTTAATAACAATATCGTCATTTTCGTTAACCGAAAGTATCATACGCACGGTTGCAACATTATCGACATTAAGAATATTGTAATCAACTGTGTTAACTAACAACGAATCATTTTTATAAACTCTAATCCATAAGTCAGACAGCAATGCACTGTTGTTGTATACATTAATAGGAAAATCTACTTGTTGTCTAGCAGCAACAACTTGACTAATAACAGATTGCTTACTTAATTTTGGAGCTGTTGTCCATGCATTAGTATATGTAAATGTGTTTTTATCTGTATATTTGCGAATTAATAGCTGATCACTATTAACAGATACGGTTTGGTTATTGACTTGATAAGTAATTGCGTCATTTAATAAATTAAAATCAAACAATATATCACCAATATTTTCAATAGTTCTATATGATATACCAAACCCTAATTCAGAGTCAGCTGTAGAAGAACTCTGTTTATACGAAAGTATTTTAGTGCCTAGCTGAGAAACACTGTCTAGATTATATAAACTATCGCCAGTTTGATTAAACAATTCAAATATAGGAGACTGGGTTGCTTTTGATTTATATTGTGACTTTACCCATTCTGTTCCGGTATAGTGGAACATAATTCCCTTGTTTGTAGTACCGTTTTTAGATAAAACAATTTCATTTATTAATGGTTCGTAATCGTCAGTTGGTCGTAGTGTTAATTGATAGTTGTTAACAAACTGTATAAATTTTACTTCATATATTTTATTTTTAACTAATATATCTGTATCTGCTAAAAACAACACTCGCATGCCGTCAACTAAATCAACGCCGTCTACGTTATATCCTGACTTACCTTCAATTGTAGAAAATACATCAGTTGTAATAGTATCAATTAAATCAACATCTCTTTTAGTAGATGTTCCAAAATTAGAAAGTTTTAAATTTGCTTCAAACTCAATAATAGGTTTTTTTGCTTTTAACGATTCATTAATAATAGACGGCAGGCCGTTTACTGCTGCACTTTGTTCAATTACAGTTTTATGGAACCATTTATTACCACGGCTCCAGTAGTTTTTATCATTACTTGCACGATTACTAACAATATAATCTTTAGTTCCAGCATATCCACTTGCATTTTCCCAAGGAAGTCTGTCAAATCGTTCACTATCAAACGGAACACTTACTTCTTGATTATACGCTGTAGGTATATATAAATCGTCTTCTTTAATTAAAACAATTCTATCACCAACTCCTTCTACGTACCATTCGCCAGTTGCATAGATTTCAGGAGTTACTATTCCAGTAAACTGTATTTTCATACCATTTGAAAGTTCTACACCGGCTGCACTTTTATAATGCTTCTTACCTAGTACTTCTTGTTCAACATTAATTTCACCGTTTTCGTTAGCATTAGTAATTTTAAGAATTCCGCTTTGGTTAATATCATTAGCATTAACATAATACAGTGTATTAGGTGCAGTTAATGGAACTGTAAATATTAACTTTCCTTCTAATAGCGTAACACCTTCTGAGTATGCAAACTCAGCTGTACCAGGACGCTGGGTTCTAATCTGCAAGGGCATTTCTTCTATGTTTTCTAATTCAAACGTATAAGTTTGTCCTCTAAACAGCGTTAAGTCTGGATTGTCTGTGATGCCATCAGGTGTAAAGATGTAACTATAATTGTCAACATTATCTTTCTTTGTTACAGCGTAGGTGCTAGAAACTGCAACACCTTGTCCGGTGATCGAAATAGTCTGCGGGCCGTATGGCAACCAGTAGTATTCTCTGTAGTTAACAAATTTATCAAAATCAATATGAGGATCTAATGCATAAAACTCTTGCTCGTTTAAGTTAGAATGATTAGCTGTAGAGCCTTTTAAGTTTGCTATTTGGTTAATATAGTCAATATAATCTTTATAAAAATTTACATTACCAAGTTCGTCTTCTATGACTGTGCCAGGTGTAAGTTGGTAATCATTTCTAATCTTGATAGACTCAGTTACATAAGGATCATTAACTTTGTGTCCTTTAGCAGAAGAACTACCGTAATAAGCATTAAGTTTTTCTGCTGTGCCGGGTTGTATAATTTGATCTAATGTTGCCGATAAAAACTTTTTATTAGGTAACGTTCTAAAATATCTAGGCAGGAATCTACTTGATTCGTTTTTATCATCGTTTATAGGATATTCGTTTTGGTCATTAGTTGCCATTAGTAATCATAGCTCCCGGAGGTTAAATCTGCTGCACTGCTTTGTACGCCGACAATAGAACTTGTGTCGGACGTAATAATGTTTCCACTTGTTTTTAATCTTGATGCTGTAATTCCGCTGATGATTTCAACATCATCAACTTCTGCGCCGCTTATAAAGATTTCATCTGATTCTGCCTTAATTTCAAACAAGCTACCAAAACTCTGATCTTCACTAGTAGGAACAATAACAATAGTTTTTAAATTTGGTGTCATTTGTTGAGTAATATAAGTTGCTAGCTCTTGGAAATAAAATGTATCTCCAAAGTCCCAATTTTCTAACGCAAAGAAATCATTAATGTGCTGCACAACTTCTGCCTTGATCTGATTGTCTGTTAATACTAAATCTTGATTTTTAACTACTTTAAATTTTGCTTGCAAGTTTGCGCTAGCCTTTGTTCCAAATAATACTTTATATTTTACAGGGTGATAAATTACTTCATCGCTAATAGACTTTTGTTGGTTTATTGTTTGTCCAAAATTAAGGTACATCTGATCTGAACTTAACGGCAGTGGCTTTGTATCAACAGTGTTAGCTAGCCACTGTCTATAAATTATATCATAAGTCTTTGTTAACAAGTATGTATCAATAATATTTGTACTACTTGGGTCAATTCGATACGATTCGTCTGCATGATGAACATATTGAAATTTAATATTATCTCGACCAACATATGCCTTATAGTCATTAGTAACTTCTAGTCTAGTACTAGTTTGTATATAGAAAGTCTGTGTTACAGTATTAAAATAAACATTTCCTAGTGTTCCGACAATGTTTAAATTGTTTATTTTAGTAATTGAATTACCTGAAATATATCTATAATCTTCTACATCTGATCCTGGATTATATTTTTCTAAAAAGACATATTTGTCTGCTTCGTTAATACTAGGAAGTACAACGGTATTAAACAAATCTGGATCGTCAACAACTCCGTCGTCGTCACTATCAAAGAATACAACTTCAACTTTTTTGCTGCTTACATATCCTTCACTATCTCTATAAGTGTCTGATATTTCCCAGAGGTGATCATTTGTTAACGAATTAATCCCTGCTTCGTCTAGCTTGGTGTTAATATTTAATATACTAATATTATCTATATTAGTTTTTCCGCTTTTTGGATCGTAGACTTTATCTCTATTATCAAAGAAGAATCTAACCTCGGTATCTGATTCAAACACATATCTCATTAATCTAGTACTGATCGTATACGACTCTCCGTTTGTTTCAAATAGCAATAGCCAACTAGCATCTAAACTTTGATTGTTAGTATCGCCGGTGCGTCCTAACCCAAAGTCATTAATAAAATTAATATTAGTTTCGGTAACAATTTTCCATCTTTCAGCAACATAGTCATATCTTAATGCAAATGTTTTGTAACTATAAATTCTATCAATCATTTGACTTTTTACATCATCGCTTACTGCTGTTGTAAGTGCAGGAATAATTTCGTCAATGATCGCAGTGTTAGGTATAATATCACTGAACACAATATTACCTGCTTCATTGCCCTGGTCAAATATGTTTACTACTTTTGACCATATATAATCTGCTTGGCCAATATGTGGTGTAGCGCCGTTGATCATTAATTTGTTACTATCTGTTTTCATAAAATGATAGCCTGCAGGTGCTCTAAATTTTACTAAACTTCCAAGCGTTAAATATTTTAAACTTGTAGCAGTAAATCCACCAACCTTAAGCGGTAAGTTTCCAAGACTTGCATCTGCAAAATAGCCACTTGTTTGATTAGTACTAGACGAAGTAAATATCCACTTATAGTTGTTTAGTGCAAAATCAATCCTAGTAAATTTGTCGTAATAAAAATTTCTTAAATTTTTACTAGTTAATATAGGTTCAACGGTATTCAAAATAACATTTTCGATATCATTTTGTGTTGCAAAATTAAAACCTTGTTTTTCAGTATAATATTCTTTATACAATGCGCCGTCATTGCCGTATATATTTGTTTTAGAATATTTTCCTGTTGCATCAATTAAATCAAAATATCTACTAATACCGCTTGATGTTCTGTTAACACTCTTTGCTTTTATAATTTCTTGACTAACTGTTAAAGGAATAATATTATAGTCTTCGCCAGTAATCATACGATTCTGTGTATAATATAGAGCAGGCGCATTTTGCTTAATGCTTGCATTTGTTTCTGACGGACTACTATTTAATACAGAATATTTTAATGATAATTCAAAAGTTAGTGTTTCTTCAGTGTTATTCTTTGAAACATAATCTACATTGATACTAATCTTAGTCATCGACGAAGGAGTAATTGTTAGATTAGTATTTGCACTTGTTCTAAAATATGTTTTAAACAACCCTTGTGGTAAATTTCCAAACACGCCGTCACTAAAAATTAGATCAACTCTGTCTTCAAGTTTTGTTAATACAGCATATATGTTTTTTTCTGTAGCTGTTAAACTATTATAAACAACATTATTACCTTTAACGTTATCTACTTTGTCCCACAATTCAACTTCGATACCAGATGAATTAAGTTTATAAAGCCATACATCAGTATCGTTAATATTTGTAGTGTCAATAGTTATAGATTGATTTGCTGTTGGTTTGTCTATTGTAAAACTGCCGTCTTCAAGAATGCCTTGTGCAAATTTAAAGAAGAATCCTGTATTAGAACTGCCAAATCCTCTATTGTCATCTCTATACATAAATGCAATATTGTTTCCTGGTAGCGGTGGTTCTTCTAATATTTGACTATCTGTAACATCTGCAGATACTACTTCAAAAGGAACATTCTTACCGTCAATTACTTTTTGAAATCTGTAAATTGGCAAGTCTGACGAAGAACCGTTTATTCTATACTGATGAGTAGGAATATTATCAATTGTAGATTTAATAACAGGTCGACCAAATCTATTAGTTGTAGGTAATGCAGAATTTAATACTTTAATAAACTGCTCGTACCAATCAGGATTAGTAGTATCATTCCATAGAATTGCTTGTCTTGAAACGTTTGTTCCGTTAGCGTCGATAATATCTTCAGATGTTTTAACTGATTCGACCTTTAGAATACCATTTGCAGCTTGGTTACGTCTTGCATTATATGAAAGCAACCTTGCTAATCGCAATACGCTTTCTCTACGCTCTGCAAGTTCAAGATAATTTTCACGAGCATTTAAGTCAATACGGAACGACAAGTTTTGACCTAAAAATGCAATTGTATCAATTAGTGCAAGATACTCACTTGATTCAATGTAATCATTAAAATCTTCTGGATAATTTTCACGCAGATACGTTATCATAGTCCTTTTTAAACTATCGAAGTCGTATGCTTTAAAATCTGCATTTCTAAAAGACTGGTAAACTCTTTTCCAGTCTTCGTTTAATAGTAATCTATTTTGTCTATCTGTAGATGACATGTGCCGTTCCTTGCTAATATAGAGTATTTATCGTATGCAATTAACTACTATTATAATAATCCGTTGTTTTGATCAAATGTAAATCGAAGCGATTCTGTAATATTATAAGGAAGATATGTTAACGTACATTCTAATTGAATGCCATTTTCATACTCAGTAACTAACACCTGTTGCGGTACTACCCTAGGATCATTTGCTAATATAGCATTAACATCATCGATAATTGCATTTTTTAAATCCTGCGTCAGTGGTTCAAATAATACGTCCCAAATAATAGTTCCAAAATTAGGATTACTTAATTTTTCACCTTTTCTAATATGAAAATGATTAATAATATCTTGTTTAATAATTGCAAGATCGTACAAGTTATATGAACTATTATCAAGATTGACTGTACTAAATCCTTTGTACGCCCGTTCAAACGTATTAGTCGAACTTCTTGATTTTTTTGTAAGTTTTATTGTATTGTAAAGTGATTTCTCTGACATAATAGTTCCTTAAACTGTAGTATCTTCTGTGCCGGCGAACGCAGCAATTGTTGTGCCGTCAATAGGTACATCTAATTCTGCAGGTATTGCCCAATTTCGTCTAATAGAAAGTGTATATTGGCTGTTAGACTCAAATTGATAGTTTGAAATCTTAGCATCATCGCCTTGATTTCCGCCAAGGATCTTAAATCGTTTGTTTGCTTTATCAACTTCCCAAACAAACCCAACGTGGCCGCCGCCTCTAGTTTTAGATTTAAAAACTACCACATCGCCCTTACGTATTTGGCTAGTGTCTCTCCAGCCTACTTCTGCACCGTAATTTTTATATGCCTGTGAGCTCATACTTTTAATTCCGCCGATGCCGCTTTCTTCTAGAGCCCAACTAACAAATGCTGCACACCATGCATAAGCCATAGCATCTTGATCTTGTTCATAGGCATTACCAGTTACTCTATAACATTGTAATATTCTTGGATTGCCGGGGCGACCTCTTTCTTTCCAATCTTGTGTAAGTACATTTTCTAAGATAGCAATAAATCTCTCGTATCCGGGATTTTGCGGTACCGGCCCAGTAATTTCAGCACCTTCTATTGTACCCGTAGTTTCTCCAGGTATGCCCCCTGCTGCATCTCCGCTTCCGCTTTGATTGTTATATTTTAAAAATTGACTTTGACCACTTGGTGGAATATCGCCTTCTAGATTTTGTTCGTATCCGCTATCGTAATTAAATCGTTGACTTTCAAGGTTAGGAATGTCGTCCGTATAAATTGGAATATTTGGGCTTATAACTTGGCTTGCTGGTATTACTACATTACACATTATTCATTCCTTACGCAACCGCTATCGGTGCTCCTGTATTCGGGTCAACATTATAAATCCAAGTTTCGTCATTTTGAATCTGTGCATAGAATTGCTGATCATGATCTCTACCTAATTCATATCCTCTTTCAGTTCCTGCAATACACAACCGCATATTTCCTAAGACGCCGCGACCTTTATCTCTGTATCTATCTTTTAGATATGCTGCACATACATCGCATGATAGTTTAAAATTTGTAAGCAATAGCCCTGGATCAGCTACAATATCTACTCCCGCTAGTTCGCCGTATTTTTTATAGTTTGCTTTACCTGTTAACTGTATCAGGCCTCGGCCAATATAGTTCCCGCCATCACCTTCGGCAGTATTGCCCATCCCTGGACCAATTTTACTTTGATAACCGTATACTAATTCAAAGAATGTAAATTTGTCTTGTTTAATTTCTGTAAGCTGTGCATCAGTAACCGATCTTGATGCACTAAAGATACTTCTAATTCTATCATTTGAAGTTCCTTTATAACTATTTTCTTCTGTTGCTTTAATTCCACTTTCCGTATTTGCACAAGCAACTGCTGATTTTACAAATTCTTCGTTAAATCCTGCAATAGTGCGACACGACTCAGCAAAGATTCTTGCACGTTCTTTTTTGTCTGCAATTTCTTCTGGAGTTCCTGTTGGAATAGGTGTACCGCCAAGAGTCGGAGATTGTGTTACGCCGCCTGGTGTATTACTTGCTGCAATTGCTCCGCCTCCGCCTGCACTTCCGCCGCCACTTGTTGCTGGTTGTCCAGCAACATTATTAACAGTTCCTATAGGAGCATTTGTTCCGGATACATTACTATTTCTTAAGAAAGTATCTGGACGTTCTGGAGCAAAACTTGCTACTCCTTGTTGCCCAGCTTCTGTTTTATCTGCTGTGTATGCTTGAGGGTTTATATTTTCATGTTCGTACCACGGCTCGTGTGCCGGACGTCTTGTTGTTTGTTTTGCTTGCTCTGGAGGTGTAGGTGTTACAGGTGATGCAGCACTTGCAACAGTGGCATCACCTGCTGCGATTGCTTCAGCTGCTGCCGGACCGTTTAGGTGTACTTGTGCGCCTGTTTGTGTAATATTTGCACTTGCTTTTAAATCTAATCCGCCGCCTGCTGCTGTAATTTTAGCAGCAGTACCTGCTAATACATCCATAGAAGTTCCTGAATTAATTCTAGTAGCCGTTGCAGACTTAATATCTAAATCTGCATCTGTGTTTACAATTAAATTGCTTAATGCTTTAATATGACCTTCACCGTCAGTTGTAATATACAATCCCGCACACGCATCAATATTAACGTTTGATGTTGATCCAAAGAATGCATTACCACTACTTTGTACTGCCATTTCACCTTGTGCAAGTATTGTTGTACTACCTTCACTGAATATAGAAACTGCACCTTGTGCATTAGCGTTAAAACTTGTGCCTGCACTAAATGCAGTATGCGTACCAGTTTTTACATTGCGCTGATCACCAGCTGACTCGCTGTGATTTCTTCCAACTACAGTATTAATATCTCTCATTGCAGTAAAGTTGATATCTCGATCTGCCGTGAAGTTAATGTCTGTTGAACTGTGAACGCTAATACTGTCTTTTGCATAGATATCAATTTTGCCGTTAGCTGTCATTTCTATCCAGCTACTACCGCTACCATGAGAAATATAAATTAAATCTTCTGTATTATGTAAAAGTATTTGATGTCCTGTACGAGTTCTAATTCTTACTAGTTCATTAGCAGGTAATGTTTTGTCGCCATTTGTTTCGCCTGCTCTAATATTAGCATATTCCTGAGGAGTTGATTTAGCAGGGCCGCGGCGTACTTGTGTTTCGTCGCCGTCATCCATTACAATACTAGAACCGCCAAGTCTGTTTACAAATACAGTTGCTTTAGCTTCTGATGCTCCATAACTTACTTTAGGAGCACCTTGGCGTTTGTCTAGCGGACCGGGTGTACTCCATCCTGAAACATTACTAGGTGCTTCTCGTCTAGCACTTGATGTTGTTTGTCCTCTAACTTCGTCTTTGTCTAGACCTTGTTCAAACATCTTATTAGAATAGTCAACATTAATTGGTTTATTATAAGCAGTAGGAAAGTCACCTCTAGTTTCTAAAAGTTTATTAAACTCACCTACAGGTAATTTTATTTTATCTTTATTATAAGCACTAACTGCTCTACCATCAGGAACCATAAAGTTTGTATGGGTGTCTTGAATGCATCCAATCCAGTATCCTTGATTCAATCTACCTTCTGCAAATATTACAAGAACTCGTGTGCCAATATCAGGCGGCACTGCCCAGAAGCCGTAACTTTTTTGTGAAGCATTATATTGATCATACTTTCCGTTTGCTGATAGCGGAGTTACTCCGTAAAATGGACTTAGGTATTTTACAGTTATAAGTTGTCCTGTTTTTTCAGGCGTGTTTCCGCTAGAGCTACTTTTTAATAATTCTACTTCTAATGCTCCGCCGTAATAAGGATCTAAGTGACTTACGATAATTGCCTCGAAAGGTCCCGAGTCTTTGTTATCGGTAAAGTTACTTTTAGTATCTTTATTTGATCGTCTATCTTGTGCCATATTAGAAACCTTGCTTTAAGCCTTTTTTTAGATTTTCAATTGAAACGCCTGTTTTTTGACGTTCGTATTCTTGTTTAGATACAGGCCTGCCGTTAACAGTGTATGTTCCAGTTGTCGTAGTGCCTTCTGGAGAAACACTTGTATTACCTGATGCTTTTTGCTGATTAACTGCTGCATTACTGCCACTTGCTCTGCCGGCTGCATCAGCTTCACTGCCTCTACTACCGGTATTTTGTGACAATGCACTATTACCCGTCGATTTCTTTTCTTGATTTCGTCTTCGTATACATTCTAATTCTTGGGTAAATTTTGCGCCGCTCCACATACTTTTAACTTTTAACATTTTGTAAAGACCACTAAACTCGTCAATTATCATAGTTTCTGACGGAAACTCCATTAGTCCGGTATCGTCATTATAATCAATAGGTGTCTTAAAATTAACAATAATATCTACTTCACTTCTTTGATAATCCATTTGACCGTCTTGTGTTACATTTAATGTACCAGGACTACTATTGTAATTGCCCATGCCGCTATCTGCAAGATAATAAGGATCGCCTAAAATAGTAAAGTTTAGAGTTAATAAGTCTACTCCACTATTAATTATCGAATCATTAAACGTTCTAGCAACACGAGTGGCTACACTCTCATTTGCACCGCCGCCGCCTGCACCAGTGCCGTGTGTTGATTGTTGCTGCACAGTACCGGTTGCACTACTAGCATTACCGTTGGTTGCGGTAGACGACTGTGCTTCGCCTTGAGCACCGGTGCCGTTGCTTGTGCTTGTAACACTGCCTGACGATAATGCATTGCCGTCTGCACTTACACCTGCAAAGAATTGATTGTTTAGGGTAATGTCAAAATCTAAAATATCGTTGTTTAATCCAGTATAGATATAATCATATTGTTTTGCTGCGTTTGCTTTTAATTGATCTATTTTAGGAGGTGCAGCAGTGGGATTAGAAATTGTACTCATATGCACTTTGTAGGGAAGTACCTTGTAGATATAAATTTTAGGATTTTTTCCTGTTCTCGATTGTTCTAATACATCTATAATTGGATAAACTTCAGTTTCTATTTTATACCAGTTTACCATTCCATTTCCGTCTTGTTTTGGTTCAGCAAACTTTCTACCATATTCACTAATTAACACAAGTTCTTCAATTATATCTTGTATTTTAGAATCTCTAGGAAAGCTAAATGTTCTTAAGTCTGCACTTATTCCCATTTTATCACTTTCCCATATTTGTTTTTCTTGATCATATGTTAAACCAGCCTTTGTTAAAGGATTATTTCCTCCTGCATTAACATTCTCAATCATTTTAGATTTACCAATATCATTAACAATAGAACTTAAATTTTGTCTTAGCTTACCAGATAAATTTGATTTTGCTGCAATGTATTTTTGAGTCGATTCTTCAATTTTAGCTCGTGTTGCTACTGTGCCGCCACCTATCCCTAAGTCTCCTAAGTTAACCTTAGGAACAGCAGGAAGTCCTCCGGATGTTAAATCATACATTGCACTTTGTGTTGAGCTTGCGGTATCAGAACCGGTGCCTGCTGCATTTTTAGTTCCAGCAACGTCATTTGGAAAAATTATCATAAACTCGTCTGGTCTAGCTGCTTGATTAACATTAACTTGGCTAATAAATCTATCATTAATTACTTTTGATAAACTTTGTGCTCCGTTATCTAGTACTTCTTGTAGTGTAGATCCGGTTAATTCAATGTCAGTGTTGAGTGTTTGAATATTGTCAGATAAACTTGCTTCGTTATAAGGAACTGCACTTACATCATAAACTGTTCCGCCACCAGTAACATTCATATCCATGTTGACTAACTTTAACGGAAAAAATCGTTTTGCAACACTGCCTTTAAAATTACCGTCATCGTCTTGTCCTACAAACTCTACTGTTAAAAGCATAGGAGTTTCTAAATAATTTTTATGTTCGGCTAATGCTGCAATTTGCAGCGTTTGTAAAAACAAACCCATACTATACGGCTCAGTTACTTTAAATAATATATTAGTTGCATTTGTTCCGCGCTGTCTTGCCGTTGGTGCAATAATAGATTCTATTTCAACTTCGTCAATAAAATATTCTAGTCTTCCGTTGCCTTCGTATGCAGTTAGTGTTTTGCTTGCTCCTAAGCCGCCACCGCTTCTTAAAATTGTTCCAACAGGCTGGCCTGCTCTGTAGGTCTTATCAGGGTAAGCCATCTGGCGTGCAGATAATACGCTTAGTGTAAAGATAAAAGTACCACTAGCAAATTGCTCTAATTCATTGGGAACTCTTTTATTTGAAAATACAGTATTGCCCGACTTCACTTGCGCTACAAAATCGTCCATATTTTCAACGCCAGTATTGTGTACTTCTCTAGTTGCACCAGCTGCGTTTAATGCTGCTTTATTATTATCTATGTAATTTTTCATAACAGCGTTTGGATCAGTTGCATTAACCTTTATGTTTGGTGAAGTAACTGGAGGAAGCGACGGTGAATATGTTGTTACACCACTAGCTTTTAATCTAGCTGCTTTGAAATCGCGCTGTTTTCTCCAAGCATCAGTTGCCATTTATAATCCTAACAATTCTCTAAGTACAGGACCGTTTAACAAATAAATTGTTGTGCCTGCTCTAAAGTCAAAAATAGGATCTTGAAGTATATCCATATTTCGTTGTGCAAACACCCACCATAACCGATGATTGCCGTAAATGTAATCTGCTGCTAAATCTGGGCGTTGATGAAATATCGGTTCAATTACATAAAGCACATCGTCAGCAGTTTTAGGTACTGGACGAATTTCCATAATATCTAAATAATTACCAGGTGCAATATCAGTGGTTGCAAATGGACTTGATTTATTGTACATTGACATTAGATGAATCCTCCACCATTTTTCAAGTAGTCGCCTCTGACAAACGAGTCTAGACTAAATGTCTCAACTTTTCTACGACTGTACTGCGGCGATACTGTTATTGCAACTTGTGCCTTTGATGGCACCATTGTTGTGCCGCCGTCACCAAATACAGTTTCAATATAATCTACATCAGCCGGCATATCAATCATAAAAGTTTGTAATATAACTGGAACATTATTAAAAACAAATTGTCCGTAACCATTAAGTTGTAACAGGGGAGGCGGATTTCCTTGATTACTCGACTGGCCGTATGCCATTTTACTTGCGCTTCTTAAAAAATGCATTGCAGCTACCCAATACTGAGCATCTTCTTTTGTCTGAGAAACAAAGTCGCCAGTTATTGTAATTTGATCAACTTGACTATTTTGGTAAGCATGGAAAGGATAATTACTATGTACAGGATGCATTGCATCATAATTAGCAGTGTGGTTAACAATTACTGTAGGAGTATAAGGAAATACAAGTCCGCCTGTTGCTGCTAATGGCGCTAAAATACCGCTATATGATTCTTTTTTATATCCAATTTTTACACGCCAGTCGTTGTCATATCCGCTCCAAGTAGCTTGTTGTGAAGTGTTTGATTGTTGAACTCCGTCTTTGGGTGCATTAGATTTGTTTTGTTGGTACGCTTGGATTTGTGCTGCGTCCATGTTGCCAAACATATCTTTCATGCCGGATGTTTGTTTTTGGTATTCTTCTTTAGAAACCGGACGACCGTTAACTGTATATTGTCCTGCCATAATAATGCATCTCCTACAGTAGTATTTAGTTGACAAAATTAAGTAAGTATATTATAATAGTATTAACATAACCGGAGATCTAAATGGCTAGAAAAGTAAATTATCTTAATAACAAAGACATCTTAAAAGAAATACATAAAAGCAAAAGTACATTTTGCAGTTTTGTTGAAGCAAAATATAGTCAATATGATTTGATTTTACTTAGCTTAGATAAGATTAACATTAGGACTGTTGCCGAAGCTAAACGAGCACAAGCTAAACGATTGCAACATGAAGATTTTGAAGCACGTAAATTAGCTGGAGAAAAAATTAAACTTGCAGAATGCGAAATTGATTATCGAAAGATTGAAAAGAAAGATCTAGTTTTTAGGATTATGACATTTGATCATATTCCAGAAGAAGTAGGACGTAAAAAGAATCCAAAGACTATTGCAGACACAAAAACAAAACTAAACTTTCCACCTTTCCAGCACTATATCTTTAACGACGAAAACGAACTTGTTTGTGTAGGTAAAAGCCATTGGCAGGGTGGAATGGAGAATGGACACTTTAGTAAAGACGGTGGACAATCAACAAACAAACTTGCTATGATGTGGATGAAATTGTGTGATCGGTATGCTACCCGTGGTAACGTTCGCGGGTACACTTACAACGATGAGATGCGTGGACAAGCCATCCTACAGTTAGCACAAATTGGTCTACAATTTGACGAATCTAAGTCAAACAATCCTTTTGCTTACTACACTGCCGCAGTTACTAACAGCTTTGTGCGTGTTATCAACATAGAAAAACGTAATCAAAATATTAGAGACGACATACTCGAACAGAACGGGTTAGACCCAAGTTACACAAGACAGCATGCGGCAGAATGGGATGCAGCAGTTAAACGTGAACAAGGATAAAAATCTCTTGACTTTTATCACATTTAGTAGTAAAATAAAAAAGTACTTAACTTAAGGCGAATTTAATTTGTTTAAAAAAGCAGCAGTCTTTACAGACATACATTTTGGATTAAAAGGTAATTCAAAAGTTCACAATCAAGATTGTGAAGATTTTATTGATTGGTACATTACTACCGCAAAAGCCAACGGTTGTGAAACTGGTATCTTTTGCGGCGACTGGCATCACAATCGAAATAGTTTAAATCTTACAACTATGGATGCAACCATCCGTAGTATGGAAAAATTAGGTGCTGCGTTTGAGCAGTTTTTCTTCTTTGATGGTAATCACGATTTGTACTATAAAGATAAACGTACAGTTAATTCAACTGCGTTTGCTAGACACATTCCAGGTATTACATTTATTAACGAACTTACTACTATTGAAGATGTAACTATTGTTCCGTGGCTAGTAGGCGATGAATGGAAGAATCTTAAAAATTTAAAAAGCAAATATGTATTTGGTCATTTTGAGCTTCCATCGTTTTATATGAACGCAATGGTACAGATGCCCGACCATGGCGAACTACGTGCAGAAGATTTTGTCAATCAAAAGTATGTGTTTAGTGGCCACTTTCACAAACGTCAGCAACAAGGTGCAGTACACTACTTAGGTAATGCGTTTCCGCACAATTATGCCGATGCGTGGGACGACGACCGAGGCATGATGATACTCGACCGTGAAAACGATAAAGCACCTGATTATATCAACTGGCTTGAATGTCCGAAGTACCGTACAGTTAAACTTAGTAGGTTGATCGACGAGGCAAATACTTTTATTAAAAATAATATGTATTTGCGTGTTAACTTGGACTTGCCTATCAGCTATGAAGAAGCAAGTTTTATTAAGGAAACATTTATTACTCAATACAACTGTCGTGAAATTAGTTTGATTCCACAAAAGCAGTTAGAAGATATTACTACACAACTAGACATTGCACAATTTGAAAGTGTAGATCAAATTGTTGCTGGCGAAATTGCCGCAATTGACTCAGACAACTTCAATAAGAAGATGCTATTGGACATTTATAACGAACTATGATAAAAATTAAAGATCTCACAGTACGAAACTTCATGAGTGTGGGTAACCAGACCCAGGCTGTAAACTTTAATCGCGAACAACTAACACTTGTACTAGGTGAAAACTTAGATCAAGGCGGAGATGACAGCGGTAGCCGTAATGGTACAGGTAAAACTACTATCATCAATGCGCTGTCATATGCACTGTATGGCACTGCACTTACTAACATTAAGAAAAATAATTTAATCAACAAAACAAACTCAAAAGGTATGTTAGTTACACTGCATTTTGAAAAGAACGGTGTTGATTATCGTGTTGAACGCGGTCGTAGTCCTAACGTTCTTAGATTTTTTGTAGATGAACAAGAACAAGAAATGACCGATGAGTCACAAGGTGATAGTCGTAAGACACAAGAGTACATCAATGATTTGTTAGATATGTCGCATGATATGTTCAAGCACATTGTTGCACTTAACACTTATACAGAACCGTTCTTGAGCATGCGTGTTAATGATCAACGTGCTATCATTGAGCAGTTATTAGGCATTACTATCCTTAGTGAAAAGGCAGAAGCACTTAAAGAGCAAACTCGTCAAACTAAAGATGCTATTACAAGCGAAACACTAAAGATTAATGCTATTCAAGGTGCAAACGAAAAGATACAAACAACTATTGACAGTCTAGGTCGTACTCAACGTGCTTGGCTTGCTAAAAAGGAGCAGGACTGTGCTAAATTGCAGCACGGTATTACAGAACTAGAGCACCTAGACATTGATTCAGAGTTAGAAGCACATGAAAAATTGTCTAA